ATTAATCAGTATCTTAATGCGGAAGGATACACATCTACAAGATTTAAAAGTGCTGCCGAGAACTATTCAAAAGCAAAAGGCGCAACTGCGGATTATGGCAATATTAAGGCTGGCATACAAGGTTTAACTCTAGGCTTTGGCGATGAGTTTGAGGCAACTGTAAAGAGCCTTCTAAACAAGCGCCCATACGAAGAAAATGTGGCGGCTATTCGATTTGCCAAGCAAGAGTTTGAACAACAGTATCCGAATCAAGCATTAGCATCTGAAGTAGTAGGAAGCCTGCCATTGGCTTTTGCTGCTGGCGCAGGAGCAGTTAATGTTGCTAGTAAGATTCCGCAGGCCGTAAATTTATTGTCTAAAATTCCTACCTCATTAAAAGCGTTTGGTGGCACATCAGTAGTAGGCGGTGCAGGTGGCGCAGCAACAGGCGCAGGCACAGCTACGGAAGGTGAGCGTTTGCGTGGCGCACAAGAAGGCGCAGTACAAGGCGCAATCTTAGCCCCTGTAGTTCTTGGAGGAATTAAGGCTGGAAGCTCTGCTACCAAAACCGTTGCTGAAAGACTAGGAATACCAGAGGCAGCAAAGACTATTGTTGATGCCACAAAAGACATTCCTATTGTTAGAAATATTACAGGCAAAACTGCTGAGTTTTTTGGCATGGGTGGTGATACAGCACAGCGTAAAGCAGATACTAAGATTATCCAAGCATTACAAAGAGATAGCCTTACATTGCCAGAGATTAAGGCTGCAATGGATAGTATTCGCCAATCAGGATATAAGCCAGAAACCATTATGGAGTTTGGCGGCAAGGCTACTAAGCAATTAGGCGAAACTGTTGCAAGCTATCCAGGCGCAAGGGTAGTAGCTGAAAACTTGGCAGAGGAGCGCAAGTCAGGCGCAGGTAATCGTATTCTTACAGACTTCCAGCAAGCCTTTAAAGTTAATAAAGACCCAATGGAGATTGCAGACGATATTATTAGGTTAAGAAACGCTGCCTCTAGCCCACTATATAAAACAGCATACGAAAAGAACGCATTGATTGGTGGCGCACAAATTGATAAGTTAATGCAAGATCCTGCGTTTATTCGTGGATACGAAAGAGCAAGTAGACTTGCACAAAGAGAAGTAGACGAAGCCGGTAATGTTGTTGGAATGAAGTTGCCTGATTTAAAAGAATCTGGAAATGTATTTGATTTAAAAACAATTAACTACATTAAGCGTGGTATAGATGAAGAAATTTTTATAAGCAAAACTCCAGCAGCAGGACTAGGTAAAGATGAGATTAATTCTCTAAAAAACCTTCGTCAAGCATTTATGAAAAATGTAGATGCACAAGCCCCAACAGAATACAAACAAGCACGACAGGCTTTTGCAGGCCCTACACAAGTATATGATGCCATTGAAGATGGTAGACAGTTTTTTGACATTGATGCTCGTACACTTAAAAAGACCTACGATGCTCTTGGCGCATCTGAAAAAGATGGCTTTGCTATTGGTGCTTATGATGCTATTCGCACTAAAATTAACCAAGGCGCAGATGGCATAGATGTCGTTAAGCGTACTTTTGGATCACCAGAAAAACGAGATCAGATCAGAGTATTGATTGGTGATGATGCCTTTAAAAACCTAGAGATTCAATTAGGCAGAGAAAAAGCTATTCGATCTACTGATATTCAGATCACAGGCGGCAGCCCTACTCAGCGTAGAACAGAGGCAGCTAGAGAGTTTGAGGGCAGTACAGAGCTAGTTCCACAGATGGCAGAAAAAGGACTTGTAAAGGGCGGCATGGATTATCTATTGCGCTCCGTTACAGGCCCAGGCACTAGAACTGCTGAAAGACTAGCCCCAGACTTATTTGGTATAGACCCCGCACAACAAGCACAAGTAATAGATCGTTTAAAATTACTTGATGACTATTTACGCAAACAAGCATTACAACAACAAGTAGGTTCTGGTGTTGTTGCCCCTTCTCTATTGGAATAAAAAATGCCAAAAACAAAAATTTCAGAATTTGATAGCGTACCAGCTAACAATACAGACATAGACAGTATAAACATAGCGGAAGGCTGCGCTCCATCTGGCATTAACAATGCTATTCGTGAGTTAATGAGCCAGTTAAAAGACCAACAAACAGGCGCATCAGGCGATAACTTTACTGTAGGTGGAAACCTAGTGGTAACTGGTACATCTGTACATACCGGTGCTACTACCTTTACTGGTGCTGTAGTGATGTCTACTGCTTTGCCTGTGGCCTCTGGCGGTACAGGAGCAACTACGGCTGGTAATGCTAGGACAAACCTAAGTGCTGCTGGTAGTGGTGCAAACTCAGACATTACATCTATTACTGGATTAACTACTGCATTAACTGCTGCTCAAGGCGGTACAGGTTTAACAGCTTCAGGCACAGCAGGTAATCTTTTAGTTTCTAATGGTACTACATGGGCCTCTTCTCTTCCGCCTGCTGGCTCAATATTACAAGTAATTAGCGCTACTAAAACTGACGGATTTACTACTACAAGCACATCTTATGTAGATATTACTGGAATGTCAGTAACAATTACCCCTAAATCTGCAACTAGCAAAATTTTAATTATTGCTAATGGTATGTTAGCTGCCCCTGCTAGTGTAAATGCTTTTGCTCAATTAGTAAGAGGTGCTACTGCTATTGGGCTTTTTGGTAATACAAGTCTTGGTACTTATTATGCGGCATATTTGAATCCAAATAGTCCCGATACTGACAGAGGCTACGCAAATGTAACTTTTAATTATTTAGATTCGCCAGCTACTACAAGTGCAACAACATATAAGTTACAGCTTTATAGTAGCGATGGAACATCTGTAGCTTGGGGAACTAGATATGCTAGTGGAAGTAATTTACCGGCACAAGGCGGAACTTCAACAATCACAATTATGGAGATTGCGGCATGATTGACTACGCACTTATTCTTTCAACAAACTTTGTTGGCAAACAATGGTCTTTAAATGGTAATTCTTATGATGGTTTTACTTGGTTAGATGAATCATCAAAGCCAACACAAGTTGAACTTGATGCGTTATGGGAATCTACACAAGCCACAGTAGCCGCTAAAGAACAAGCTAAAGTAGATGCAAAGGCTTCTGCACTAGCTAAACTAGCCGCATTAGGCTTAACCCAAGACGAAATAAAAGCATTGGTAGGTTGATATGGCTGACATTGACCCAATAGAATATGGAAAGTTAGTTAATTCTGTAGAAAATTTAGAGCGCAAAGTAGATGCTATGGAAGTAGACATTAAAAAGTTAGTGGCTATGGCAGAGCGTAGTAAAGGTTCTCTGTGGGCTTTGATGGGTGTCGCTTCTGTTGCTGGCGCTTTGATTAGTTATATTTCAGAAATGGTTTTTAGAAAATGATTTCCTATGTCCGATCCATTTGGAATAACGCAGGGTGTTAAATCTGTCACAAGCTCAATCAATGAGTCGGTAAAAGCAAGCAAAGAATTATCTAAAGCAATTGACGGTGTCTTAGAATTAGCAGATTCAGCAGCAAAAGAAAGGGCAGACTCTAGAAAAAAAGCTAGGCAAGTTAATCCTGATAATGCAACCATTATTGAAGCAGTAGACGAGTGGCAAAGACTTTTAATAGCTAGGCAGTCAGAATCAAAAATTCAAGAGCAGATTATCAAGAAATACGGTAGTCATGCCTGGGATGAAATACAAGGTATTAAAGCTAGAAAGCAATGGGAAGAACGGCAAGATAGGTATTTAGAACAGCACGATAGGCGAGTAATGAAAAGCGTTATGTTGCTCTGTTACATATTTGCTGGTTGGATTGCTTACGAATGTACTTGGGGTATATGGAGATAATATGTTACCGTTAATGGCGCTATTTGATGTTGGGATGAAAGTCCTAGATAAATTTATTCCTGACCCTGAAGCCAAGGCTAAAGCTCAACAAGAACTTTTAAAGATGCAGCAAGAAGGTCGGTTAGCAGAACTTAATGCTGACATGAACGAACAAAACAATATATCTGACCGTTGGAAAGCTGATCTTGCTAGTGATTCTTGGTTATCTAAAAACATACGGCCTATGTCTTTGGTGGCTATTTTTGCTGGTTATTTTCTGTTTGCTATGATGTCGGCTTTTGGCTACGATGCCAAAGAATCGTATGTAAACCTGCTTGGACAATGGGGTATGCTAATAATGAGCGCATATTTTGGTGGTCGTACTCTTGAAAAGATTATGGATATGAGAGCAAAAGATGGCAAATAATTTCCAAGAGTGTTTGGTTAAGGTTTTAAAACATGAGGGCGGTTTTGTAAATCATCCTAAAGACCCAGGCGGCATGACCAATTTAGGCGTTACCAAAAAAGTATGGGAAGAATGGGTAGGGCATGAGGTAGACGAAAAGGCAATGAGAGAATTGACTCCAGCGCTTGTAGGCCTTATGTACGAGATGAAATACTGGCGCACCAGCTATTGCGAGATACTACCAAGAGGCTTGGATTTATTGGTCTTTACTATGGCAGTAAACTCTGGCTCAGGTCGTAGCGTAAAACTACTTCAAGATGCAATTGGTGTAGTGGCAGATGGCGTTATTGGCCCAAACACAATGGCTAAAATAAACGAGGCTAATGTAGAAACAATGATAGATAAGTTCTCAGAAGCTCGTACATCGTTTTACAAGGGTCTAAAGACATTTTCTGTATTTGGTAAGGGTTGGCTAAGTCGCACAGAATCAGAACGCCTAGAAGCGCTAGAAATGGCCAAGAACGGCTAAAAAGGGTCTGTAAGATTAACATACTTAAAATGCTTGACTGGGACATCAAAAAACAACTCGCCAGACGGAACTTCTATATTCTTGACCTCTATCAATGGACTGCTTTCAATCACCTGAGTTTTCGCCCAGTACGCATGGATTAAGTCCTGAGTTAGTGCAAAAAATAGCACAGGGCGATCTTGCTGAAATAGCTTCTCTTTGCGTAATCCAACATGAATGGTGGGATAGTGGCAGTAGTCCCAACTCCGAACTTCTACTTCAATATAACCAACTAACTTATCTGCTCTATATACGAGCAAATCTACTCCATACACATTAGGGTTTTCTCTACACTCCAATCCCCATTTCATCTTTACCCATTTTGTTACTGCATCCCTAGCTGGGGGATCATACAAATCATGGAGTGCCTGGTTAAATTGTTTGGTGGTCATGGTCGCTAGTTTGATAGGAAGTGAACTAGCAGAAAACTCGTGAAGGATGCAAGCCTATCTCTTAGTGGGGTTATGGGGCTAAAGCAGCTTCTTTTTGGGCTTTTAGCATTGGCGCTGATTTACGGATTGTTTCTAGTTCCGTTTCAAACGCCTTCTCTATTTGCTCAATTGTAAAGCCTTGCCTTAGAAACTTTAATACTAGATCGGTGACTTCTTGTTGCATCTCAACTCCTAAAAAGGGATGTCATCGTCAATCGTAGGTTTAGGCATTTCGTCATCGCCCTTGGCCTTGAAGTTACTGCGCTCCTTCTCCTTGCCAATCGCAAGGCTAAAGAACTTACCGTTCTTACCTTCCTTGATCCAGCCACTTAACCAATGCTCTTTGCCATTGACCATAATTGTTCCAGCATAATCAGGATGAGTTGGTTTCTCTTTGCGGTCATTCTTAAATAGCGATCCGCTACCTTCTTTCAATTCGTAAGCCATTATTTTCTCTCTTTCAATTTAGAATACATCCCACTCACTTCTTTTAAAAACTTATCTACTTCTTCTTCCATTGCCATGATGTAACTTACATCCCTCTCAAGGCGAGCTACAAACAACTGTAAATCTTCCGGCAGGCGTGGATCGTAGCTTACAAAATCACACCACTTTCGGCCTGTTACTGCCATCTGGCATTGCATCTGCGGCACATACTTTGCAGGCGGTTTGCCACCTAATAAATACTTCAGGTGGTTTTTACTAGCTGGGCATTTAATCTCAACTAAACCAGTTTCACCAACCAGTCCATCAGGGCTACATCCAAACCACTCAATTGTAGGATGATCTACAAAAGCGACCTGTTCTACAAATACATTGGCCTGCGCTTCATAAGCGATTCTAGCCATTGGTTCTTGGAGTACACCCCATTCCATTGCAGCATTGGTAAACGACTCTCCTGGCTCGTTTGTGAGCCTTTGGACTACCAATTCTGTGCGGTAATCCTCCCTAGTGGTTGCCTCGCCTGATTTACCTTTAGCAAGCACATCCGTAATTCGACTAGCGGTAACTTTTCCTAGCCTAATTGCCAACCATTCTGGCGATCCTTGCTCAATCATTTCACCACCTCTAGCAACTCTTTTGCTAGTTCATGAGTCCGTACTACTGCCTTATGCGCTGCCTCTGCATTGCCCTTTAGCTCATAGTTATAGAAACTTCGCAGGGTTTTGACAATATCTATATATACTTCTGAATAATCTCTCATTCTTTATCTTCCATTGATTCGTTAGTTGGCTGGGTTATAAATGGTACATCAGAAAGCTCATCCATTTCCCACTTTTTAGCAAACTCAGCAGACATGGCATCTATCGCAGCGTTCCAGCCAAGCGCAAAGTATTCCTGCGGATGGTACGGAATCTTCTCTAGGTTATTGAAAGCCTCTAGGCAATGTTTGTTTATCATTTTTTCTTCCATTTATAAATAACGCTACTAGTCTTTACCTCTGGAATAATGTCCTCTATGGACTGGTTGCAAATCGCACGAAAGTCTGCCCACTTCTTTTTGTAGAACTCCTGCTCACTGGCTGGAACATAATTGTAGAGTTTTGCCCAGCGAATTGTAATGTCTGTTCCTGATTTTGTGTAAACATAATTATTTTGCATTTTTCTTCCCCTTGTATTTTTGTTCTGCCTGCCTTGCAAGACATACTCCACATCTCCATCTTGTAACTGGCCCAGTCTTTACCAGCTTAAAATTATTAGCTGGTCTTTCCACCTGGCAACTAGCACACCACTTCCGTTCCACCATCCCATCCTTCCTTTAAATATCCATATTCTGAAGCATCGCATACTGCTCTCAAATCGGAACACACATCGCACTTGTCCACCCATATTCTGTACTGGTGGTCTTTTGGTCTGTGTGTCCCCCATTTTGTTCCGCACTCTGAACATACATTATCAGGTTGCTGTTGTGCTAGTTTCATTTAGCATCACTTTCATCTGCTCGTAAGCTGCAACTAATTTACCTTGTTCTGCCTTATTTTTGTTAAATTTCGGGTAAGATAGAGCGTAGGCGGTTCGGAGTTCGGCAGGGCTTTCTGCTGCCTGTAAATTGCCAATGTAGTAATCTACTGGAAACTCAGGCTTTGCAGTTAATGGCTCAGACGAATCCAGCGCATCGTGTTCTACAATCTCCATTGCAGTAACCCACAAATACCTGCGCTGATAGGTTTCTACAGCTCCGATGTTCTGGACTTCATGGCAGCCTTTTAGAGCTGCTGATCCCATTGGGCTAGTGATAACAATGCTGCTGTTATCTTCCGTATCCACAATCGTTAAAGTGGCTATTTCTATGCCGTAAGACACAATGCCGCAAAGCCCTAGATCGGCAAAGATGTTCTGTACGGTAGGCAAAAAATCACCCAGCTCAAAATACTTATACCCAGCAAACTTGTTATGGCCTGACTTGGTAAGCTCTGTGTTTTGCAGCTTGATTCGTGCCTGGTTTAGTTTAATAAATACTGACATGGTTTTCCCCTTCACTTGGTTAAAAAATGTTCTGCTACAGCCTCTTGATACTCAAACGACAGGTAGTATAACTTTCTACCTAACTTCTCCCAGTCTTTCTTTTCAATGCAATCACGCAAGAAAGCCTGCAAATCGGGATCATTACACTTTTGTTGTAGAGCCTCGCCCCACTTAAATATATCAGACGGATCGTACTCTGGATCGTTCTTAACGGTATCGTAGATACGCTCTTGCAGATCCAAGCTGTAATCGTCATCTGCTGGCTCATAGTAGTTATTGTTGTTATACATAATTATCTTCCCCAAGAATTGTTAAAGTTGTTGTAGAACAAGAACGCTGGTGGGTTCTGCATAGGACAATCATTGGTCTTATAGCATGGCGTTTGGTCTACTACATCAGTCTTATAGCGTTTGATTGGGATGGGCGCACAGCCCACCAAAGAGATTGCTAGGATAAAGGCCAAGGCTTTCATAATGTATATGCACCAATACGAAAGCCATACACACTAATTACAAAAGCCACAATTACAATTCCTAGTAAGCTGCCTAAAATAAAGTCTTTCATTTTTACTCCTTCACGAGTGGTTAATCCGTACTGCATGGATAAATCTTAATCTACAAATGTAGACTTTTTACAATAAATGTAGAAATATTTACAAAGTGTTGCTTTTTTGCACTATGTCGCATTTTTGTAACGGTGTAGAATAAAACTCTACAAGGAGAAACCATGACTGCTTTTGAAAAACTAATGGCTGAATTTGGCTCAATCAAGAATCTATGCCAAATCTTAGATGTTAAGTATGTAACGGCCTATGCCTGGAAGATGC